ATCAATGCAAACACACTTACAGGAAATTACAAAGTGCTTGTTGATGATTACATCATTGATACACTTGCAAACTATGTAATCAGCGAATTACCATTGGGTTTGACTTATCAGTTTTGGAATAAAGGGGTTGCACAAAAGACAACAGATAGTTCAGTCACACCATCAATGTCTGATTTGTTTTCGGTTGCTGCAAAGTACAAAAGAAGGGCAGAAGAATATGCGCAAAGAATGCGTTTGTATTTGAGAGAGAATGCACCGACAATGTTTCCTGAATACATCAATCCAGGATCAGGTGTTGATACAGTTATTCCGGAAAGACAGGGTTTCAGCAATCCAATTTATCTTGGTGATGTATCACCTTATCAAAGTGAGTATAAAACATACGAAGAAAAATACCAAAGCAATTTGCCACGTTTTTAATTATGGGTAAAAATATCAATAAAACAAACGAAGAAAAGTTAAAAGTTTTCTTGCAGAAACAAAAGAAAAATGACATTAAATCAAGTAATAAAAAAACTGGAACAACTTGCATTAAGTCATCAACACATTAACAATTTCTTTTTTGGTGAAATTGTTGAATGGTTGGCAAATGGTGATTTGCGTTATCCGTGTTGTTTTGTTGAAATAAACAAATCTGAAATCAACAAAGATGACAAGCAAACTAAATTCAACTTTGATATTTGGTTTCTTGATCTTATAGATGTTTCAACAAAGACAGGTGCAAATGAAATTGATTTGATGTCTGATTTGACAAGTATTGCAGAAGATTATCTTGCAATGTTGAACTATTCAGGATTTCAAGATGTATGGACCATTACAACAAACTATGATCTTGAATACTTCCGTGAAAAGTTTGAAGATTTGACTGTTGCAGTAAGAACGAATGTAACAATAGGAGTTGATTATTTATCAGACAGATGTGCTGTTCCTGCAGATGATGTAGTGTTTGAGCCGGGATCACCATTTGAAACAATCACATTCAATCAGGATTCTGTTTTGAAATATGTTTACATTGGAACAGCCAGTGAAACTGAAACAAAAGTTATTCCTGAATTGATTAATAAAACATTGCTGCTTGTTTTTGTTGGACAGAATTTGTCCACACCATCAGGTTTGCCAGTTCCATCAATGCAAGAATATTATTTTGATGCAGCGACAGGATCAATCACATTACCATTGGAATTACAAGAGCAACAAAAATTACAAATCCTTTACAGATAATATGAAGCAATTAATTACATTCTTACTTTGTTTATTTACTTTGTTTGCAGAAGCACAGGTGAACACGAATGACACAAACAAATATTTCAAGTCTTATGATTATGGTTTCAGTTACAAAAGACTACAGGCACGTGAAGCATTCATAATGCCAACAGACACGGTTATTAATAAACTTGGTGCTGTTTCACTTAATGGTGCTATTTACTTAGGCAATGGAACGAAATGGACATCAATCGGCGGTGGTGGCGGAACATCAACAGATACAACAAGTTTAAGCAACAGAATCAATCAACGCATTGATTCATTAAGGCGCAGTAATGATTCTATATTTGCTCGTAAAAATGGGGTGTTTATATTTCAATATAAAGATAGTATTGGAACAACACCAACACCAACACTTCAACAGGTAACAAATGCAGGTGCTACAACAACAAATATAATATCAGTTCCAGCATTAAGAATATCAAATGGCGGTGATTCAATTCTTTTAAACAGATTTGGTGATGGAAGTTTTGTCATTACAAGATCAAATACTGGTGATGAAATATTGAATGTAAATGATGGTGTTAATGGTTATTTAAAATTTGGTGGGGGTGCAGGTCAATTTGTTCAAATTAAAACTGCTGATGGAAATGTAGAACTTCAAGCACCATCAACAAGCGGAACAATTGCATTAACATCAGACACAACAAATAAATTTGTCAATAGAATAGAAAGAACACCAGGTAAAGATTCAATAATATATTTTGTAGGTGCGAATAGGTTTGCAATCAAAGACAGTGTTGGCGGTGGCGCTGGAAGTGATACTGCAAAAGTTGTTATTGCGCAAGTACATAACGCAACAGGAACAACATTATTAAGGGGTGAAGTTGTTTATTTGTTTGGTGCAAATGGAAGTGTTGCATCTGTAAAAAGGGCAAACAATAAACAGGATTCTACATCTTCAAAAACATTTGGTATTGTTAGAGATAATATTCTTGCAGGTGCAAATGGATTTATTACAACACAGGGACAGGTTGAAAAATTGAATCTTGGATCATATGTAGAAGGTGATGTTTTATGGTTGGATTCTCTTGATGGACAATTTACAAAGGTTAAACCGCAAGCACCTTATCATGCTGTTTTTGTTGGCATAGTAGAACGTGCAAATAATGGGAATGGTCTGGCATACATTAAGCCACAAAACGGTGTGGAATTAGATGAAGTGCATGACGTCCAAATAAATAATTTAATAAACAATCAAATCATTGTTTATTCAGACACACAGAAAGTTTGGAAAAATAAAAGCATTTATTCAGTGGTTGATACAACAACAACAATTGCAACAAAGTCAAATGTTGCATTGAAATTAAACATAAGTGATACATCAGCATTGCAGCGCAAATCTATTCCTGCTTATTCAATAATGGCAAACAATACAAATGCAACAGCAAATGTAACAACGCAAAATTTTAAACAGTTTGGAAATCAAACTTATTCAGATTCAATAACATTTACAGGTGCAACAACACCATCAGGTGCAACAAATCATTCTTTTAGATGGTCGCAAATTGGTAATTTAGTTACATTACATATTACATTGACATATGCAACAGTTGGATCATTATCACAAGTAGCAATTGAAATTCCAGACGGATTGCCTGCACCAATATTACCAACAGGATTAACAGCAAATAATGAAATTATTGCTTATGGTAGTGGTTTTATGGTAACAAATACAACTGCTGTTGCAGGGCTATTTTCAAAAGTATTTTTAAGACAAAATACAGGTTTAGTAAATGATTATGAAGTTGTTATAAATCAAGCATCAAATGCTTCATATCGTATTTTTAACGCAACAATTCAATATTTCGCACAATGATACACATAAGACAGAAATTAGATGTAACAAATAAGACAGGCGATTTAATTGCTTACACAGTTGTTTATACAATTGGTTGGACATTGCCATTAAATCAACACCCATCTATTGTTGAAAATCCTGAAATCTTTGAAATTGTAGATCAAGAAATTCCTGAACATGCACAAACTTTAATTTATAAATTATGACAACAGCAATGATAACAAATTTTTTAATGACAGCAATCTTTGCACTGGTTGCATTTGTAAGCAATATCTTTCTTAAGAAAATAGACAGGTTTGAAAAGAAGATCGAACAGATTCTTATGTCTGATGTTGCCATCAATAAAGACATTGAAGTGATTAAATCAGACATTGATAATCATGAAACAAGAATTACCAATTTAGAAACCAAATAAACCAATAAATATGAACAGTACATTTTTGAATTTAAACACATCAGATTTTTTAAAAGGTCTTATCATGGCAGTTTTATCAACAGTAATTACCGTTGTTTACCAAACTGTTGAAGCAGGATCACTTGTATTTGATTGGAAGTCAATCGGAACAATGGCATTAACAACAGCACTTGCCTATATCATGAAGAATTTATTTACTAATTCAGCAGGTCAATTTTTTGGCAAAGAGTAAAAGTGACATTTGCCGGGAGTACAGGAAAAGATTTCCTGAAATGCCAACAAAGAAACTGGCACGCATTGTCTATGCAGACAACAATTTGACATTTGATAAGATTGAAAATTGTTACACTTTGCTAAGATACATTGAAGGTAAATTAGGAGTTAAAAACAGACAAAAAGTAAAACACACTGAATTCTACATGAAAGAAAGAAGAAGTGACAATCCATACAAATTACCTGAATCTTACGAAGAAAAACGTGAACCGTTTATATTACCGGCATGTTGTAATAATATTCTTCTTATTAGTGATTTGCATATTCCTTACCATAACATATCTGCAGTCACTATAGCATTAGATTATGGCAAAGCACAGAAAGTAAATACCATCTTCATAAACGGTGACCTGCTGGACATGCACCAGGTGAGCCGTTTCGAACATGACGTTAAGAAGCGGTCTATTAAACAGGAATTTGATGCAACAAAAGAATTCTTAGTTCAACTAAGAAAAGCATTTCCAAAGGCATCAATCTACTGGTTAAAAGGCAATCATTGTGTAAGATGGGAAAAGTTCTTACATGCAAAAGTCCGTGAAATTTGGGACGATGATTATTTTTACCTGGAAGAAAGATTGCAACTTAACCAGGTTAAAGTGAAAATACTTGATGACAAAGTTCTTGTAAAAGCAGGGAAGTTGTCAATCACACATGGTCATCATATTTTCAAAGGAGTATTCACACCGGTTAATCCGTCACGTGGCGCATTCTTAAGGGCAAAGCAATCGTTAATTGTTGGACATCTGCATAGACCGTCACATCACCCGGAAACCGATTTAGATGGCAATATTATCAGTTGTTGGTCCACAGGTTGTCTTTGTGAATTGCGTGCAGATTATTCACCATTGGTTGGTAACACAATGCATGGATTTGCGCACATACAAATTGAAAAAAATGGTGATTATACAGTCAAGAATTATTCAATCATTAATGGTAAGTTATGTTAGAAGATGACATTGAATTTGAAATTGATGACAGAAACAGCGAATACATTGCTGCAGCATTTAATTCACTTGGCGCCATTGATTTACTTGATACTGGCTTAATGAATGAAGATGAAAGGGCAATAATCAAAACAATACAATTCCAGGCAATAAGCATAATTAGTGAATCTTTAAATAATATCTATGAACAAATATTTGATACCAGTGCTGATGATGGTGATGATCTTGTCTTGTAATCCATCAAAGAAACTTGACAAAATAAATGCAAAACACCCTGAATTACTTGCCAAATTCTGCAAGGATTCGTTCCCGTGTATAATATCAAAAGTTGATACAATTACAAGTTTTGATACTGTTTACACTGCCATAAAAATTAATGAATATGAAGAAATTCCAAAGGACACAATATGGCTTGTAAAGAACAAAACAATACTAATTAACAGACCTGTAATCATTGCGACAAAACAACCTGTTAAAACTATTGTAAAGGTCATCAAAGATTCTGCTGAATTAAGCAGTATTAGATTTGATTTGATTAAGTGCGGTGAAGAAAGTAATAAATTAATTACCGAAAACAACAAACTACAGAACAAAGTCACTACAAAGAATCGTTGGATAATGTGGCTTATAATAGCACTTTTATGTTCGATATTGTGTAATGTAATACAACTTAAAAAATTATGACAGCATCACAGAACTGTATCAACTTAATCAAGATGTTTGAGGGGTACAAAGCAAAAGCATATTTATGTCCTGCAGGTGTGGTCACCATAGGATTTGGATCAACTATGTATCAAGATGGCAGAAAAATCAAGATTGGTGATACTATTAATGAAGACCAGGGGAATCAATTATTGATGTGGGAATTGAAGAATAAATCAATATCTTTGCAGGGGTTAAATCTTAATCAAAATCAGTTTGATTCTTGCCTGTCATTTGTCTATAATTTAGGCATTGGTGCGTTTGCGAAATCAACACTAAAAAAGAAGATATTGATTAACCCGAATGATCCTACAATAAAAGATGAATTTATGAAGTGGAATAAGGCACGTGTAGGCGGTCAATTGATGGAGTTAAAGGGATTGACAAGAAGAAGGGTTGCAGAAGCAGAATTGTATTTCAAAAAATAGTGTTTGTGTTCTCGTTTAGTTTTTGTTTAGTGAATAAAATGTCCTGATGTTTCTACATCGGGATTTTTTTTTTATAAATTTCTTTCCTTTACCACACTGCATTTGGTAAGATTTGTAAAAATAATTTGAAAAATGTTTTGCAGTTTCAAATATTACCTATACTTTTACATTCTAAACGAAACAATCAAAAACTAAAACTAAACAAAATGCAAGTAGCACAAACAATCTTAAACCAATTAGGCGGAAACAAATTCATCGTAATGACAGGAAGCAAAAACTTTGTTGCATCTGAAAATTATTTAAGAATGAATTTAACCAAAAACAAAGCAAAAGCAAAATGGTTGAAAATTACTTTGAATGGCAAAGATTTATATGACATGGATTTCTTCACTGCAGACAAAGAATCTAACATCACTACAAAAGTAAAATTTGAAGATGTTTACTTTGACCAATTACAAACATTATTTACAAAAGCAACAGGTCTTTATACTTCGCTTTAACCTTACCAAAGACGTGGGGGTGCGACCAATCAACGCACATATTTTTAAAACTAAACTAAACAAAAATGAACACTAAACAATTAGCAAAAGAAATCTTTCGTAAGCACTTTGAAATTGGTGCTGTATTAGTTGAAGAAGCAATTCAATCTGCAATCATTACTGCTGAATACCTTGGTAATGATGAACTATTAAATGAATTCAAATTGATGGCATCTGCAGAATACGAACGTTGTAAGAACACAGCACTTGCAAAGTATTGGATTAATAAACCTATTGAATCAGTAAACAATCAACTTCAACTTTTTTAAATGAACAGAAACTTCTGGACCGAACAAGAAATCAAATTTCTTACGGACAATTACAGCGACATGAAAACTGCAGACATTGCTGCAATCATGAACAGACCAATCGGCGGTGTAAATGGCAAAGCATATGATTTAGGATTAAAGAAATCATTTAAGCACATGAAAGCACTGCTTGAAATTGAAGCAAAGAAACTTGCAGAAGCGGGTAAACAATACCAGTTCAAGAAAGGGCAGGTATCACATAATAAAGGACAAAAAATGTCCAAAGAAATGTATGAGAAATGCAGGCGCACAATGTTTAAACCTGGCAATAAACCAGGTAACATCAAAAAAGTAGGTGCAGAACGCATTGATCATGAGGGTTACACTTATGTGAAACTTGCAGATGCTGACTGGGTGTTGAAGCATCGGCACATTTGGGAACAGGTGAACGGTCCTGTTCCTGCAAATCATGTTGTAATCTTCAAAGACAACAACATGCATAACTTTGACATCAACAACCTGCAGATGATCAGCCAGGCGGACAACATGCTAAGAAATACCATTCACCAATACCCACAACAAATTCAAGAATTAATCATTTTAAAAAACAAACTAAAAAAGAAAATCAATGAAAAACAAAATTGAAGATTTACGCAATCATTTATTCGCTACACTGGAAGCATTATCAGACACAGAAAATCCAATGGAATTGGACCGTGCAAAAGCAATCTGCGAAGTTGGACAGGTCATCATTAACAGCGCAAAGGTTGAAGTTGATTTCATCAACAAAGTTGGCGGAACAGGAACAAACTTCATTCCACAGGAACAAAGGCAAAAACAAATAAATTAATTTATTTTGAAAAATGTTTTGCAAATCAAAAACATTACTTTACATTTACACACTAAACAATTTTACAAAAAACTAAAAACGATTTCACGTGAAACAAAAAACTAACTATCAGAAAGAATCATTCACATCAACACAGGCAACAATCATTGTCATCATTTCATTGTTGATTGCACTATCAGGTAACTTTATTTTTAACCTATTTTAAACCTAATTTATGTTAATAGTAATTATTACTTTAATCTTAGTTGTTGCAATTTACATTTACACATTTGCAATTTTATTAAAAGAAGAACATCAGCAAGTTATAATATTTGACAATGAAGATGATGCATTTGCTTCTATATTAAGTCTTATATTCAGGTCAAAAACTGAAACTGAATTAAGAAACATTGTAAAGTACATCTTTGCTTATGATGACCAGTTTAATAAACAAGAAGATGTTGAATACTTCATTGACATTTGGGACAAAAGAATGAAATCCTTAAAACCTAATAAATCATGACAAACAAACACGGTGGCGCACGTACCAATGCCGGAAGAAAAAAGAAAGAAGAAACAATCAGCACTGGATTCAGGATCAATGCAGCCAGTCTAAAAACCTGCAGACAAAACAAAGTAAAACTAAATTCAAAGATTAACGAATTTGTAAAGCAAATTGCAAACGATTTTAAATAAATATTTCAATCACTAAACACAAAAACTATGTTACGTAAAGCAACAAGAAGTAAAGCAAAGATTCGCCTGGGATTATCAGCAGTTTCAGGTGGCGGAAAAACCTATTCAGCAATTCTAATTGCAAAGGGTTTGTCAAAAAATGACTTGTCAAAAGTCGCCATTATTGATACAGAAAACGGCAGTGCTGATCTGTACGCACACTTAGGTGATTACAATGTTCTTACATTGAATCCGCCTTACACACCTGAACGTTATGTTACAGCCATTAAAACGTGCGAAGAAGCAGGAATGGAAGTAATCATCATTGATTCCATCACACACGAATGGAATGGCAAAGGCGGTATCTTAGAAATCCATTCATCAATGACCGGCAATTCATTCACGAACTGGTCCACATTAACACCACGTCATCAGAAGTTTATTGATGCAATCCTTACTTCAACCTGTCACGTGATCACAACAGTAAGACGTAAACAGGATTATGATTTGTCAAAGGATTCCAACGGAAAGACCAGGGTTGAGAAAGCAGGGTTGAAAGAAGAAACACGTGAGGGATTTGAATATGAACTTACAGCGAATCTTGAACTTGACATCAAGCATAATGCAACAGCATTGAAAGACAGAACAGGGTTGTTCATGGACCAGCCACACTTCACACCATCAGAAGAAACAGGTAAGTTGTTATTACAATGGTGCGAGAATGGAACAACAGCAACAGAAACAAAGGTTGAATTGCTTAAGACTAAACTGAACATGGAAGAAGTTCCTGCATGGGTATTAACACCTGAAGTCAAAAAAGAAATACACGATCTTATCAAGAATTCAACACTTGAAACATCAAGACAAACCATTGCGAAAAAAAGTTTGGCAACATGTACGAATGATAAAATGGTTGATCACATCAGACAAGCACTTCTAAAATTTCAAAACTAAACTTTAAACAATGGAAAATGTAAATTTACCAGTCGCCTTTGCTGGAATGACAAAGACACAAATCACAATTGCTGCAGATTTAATAGTTCAAAATGTGCTTGAAACAGGCAATATTCTTGAAGTAGTTGAACAGATTGCAGCACTGGAAGCATTCATCAAGCAAATCAAAGGGAGTGATGAATTTAAGTCCTATGCACTTGAAGAAGTTGCAAAGCACGGTAAGGAGTTCAAATCACCATCAGGCGCAAAGATTGCGCCGATGGAATCAGGAATCAGTTATGGATTTGAATTTTGTGGTGATCCTGAACTTGCAGAACTACTTGCAGAACAGGAACAACTTGAAATCAAGATCAGTGACCGCAAAGCATTCTTGAAAACGTTACCAGTTGCAGGAATGGAAATCTTAAAAGATGATGAAGTCATTCAGATTTATCCGCCATTCAAGACATCAACATCTACTTACAAAGTAACACTTGCGAAATGATAGGATATTTAACCATTGAATATGATGACCAGATTGTTGATGTTCGTTACTTTAAAGGCAAACATCGAATGAATCAAGTCATTACAATATGGAAAAAACGTTACGCACATTTATACTTTAAAGCAGAAATTTATATTACTTTACAATCAAAAATGAACAACATAAATTATGAATACTGACGATTCAACAACGTTAGCAGTGACACATCATGGTGTCACTGCATCATTCACAACTTCAGATACAGACATTGAAACAATGTTTGTCTTATTTAAGGCGGCATTAATTGCAATGACTTTTCAGCAAGATACCATTGATGATGAAATCTTAAGAATGGCAGAAGAAATAAACAATAATCAATAAAACTTTAAAATTAAAACACATGACTATTTTAGAATTCCATGAAGAAAAACAAGATTTTAATTTAAACACAATTGTAAATGATATTCCAACAAATCCATTAAATACACATGGTTGGGAAAAAGTTAATGTATGTAATTCAGATCTTGAAGCAAATTTTTTTGCAGATTTTATACAAATTGAATATATTAATAAAGGTATAAAATTAACTAAAAAAAATGTTCATGATACAATTAGTAATTTGAGCAGATTTTTAATAGCAATTAATGATTTAAATAATAATTAAAAATTAAAACACATGGCAAATTTTAATGAAAAGTATGAAGATTTAGAAAAACTTCATGAAAACAAAGTTATCACTACATTTCAAATGTTATTACTACATGAATTAAGAATGTTAAATCTTACATTAGATGAAGATTTTGAAGGTGGAATTAATGATAAGTTATCAAGAATTTATGGATCAGTTGATGATTTATCTTCTGATTTAAATGACATGTTTACTGAAATGCAAGAAACAATTAAAAACAATCAATAACAATTAAAAACAAAGCACATGGAATTAAAATGTAAATTCAAACAACAGAATGATGTTGTAGAACGTGGAACATTCAAGTCACGTAAAGTATGGGTAATTGATGATGAAAATGCCGATTATCCGCAAACGATTGAAGTTGAAGTTGCACAGGACAAAGTAAACTTGTTCAACGATTGCAGACCAGGACAGCCATTGACATTGTCAATCAATCTTCGTGGCAGGGAATGGACCAATCCACAGGGTGAAGTTAAAGTGTTCAACACCCTGCAGTGTTGGAAAATGGTTTCTGATGATGTATGGCAAGAAGAAGCAACTTTTAAACCTGGTGATCAGTTTGAAGCACCAACAATGAAAGCAGCACCAAAGAAGAAAGCAGGTAACATTGAAAAGAAGTTTCAAGAAGAATTCATTCAACAGATTGAAAACGATAACAACGACTTACCATTCTAACTTATGACCTGGAAAGAACGTTATTGTAAAGCACACGAAGAAGACTTCAAAAGAAAATACCCTTCTGCATATTCATCAGGACATTACTTTCAACCTGCTTTACCAAAATACAAAACAGCAAATGGATTGACAACACTTATCTGTAATGTCATGAAATGGACCGGTCACCATGCAGAACGTACAAACAACATGGGCAGACCAATAAAGAAGTATTTTGAAAAGTTCAATATCCTATCAGGCAAACTTGAAAGAATTGAAAATGGTATTGAATGGCAGAAGGGAACAGGTGACAGGGGAACATCAGACATCAAAGGACATTTCTTGAATAAGAACTTTCAATTCAGTATTCCAATTTATATTGAAGTAAAAGTGAACAAAGACCGAATGTCCGAAGATCAAAAGAAGTATCAAAAGAATGTCACCAGTTCAGGCGCGTTGTATCTTATTGCAAAAACACCCGAAGATTTCTTTGAATTTTATGATTATCTAAATTCTTTGAAGTAATTTCACACCTTAAATGATGGCATTATTTCAATGCCATCATTTTTATCTAAACACTAAACGATGCAATCACTAAAAAACCAAATTGAAATAATCGGTTTGATTGAACAATTTATCAAACTAAAACGAACAGGATCAACTGCAGTTGGATTGTGTCCATTCCATCAAGAAAAAACACCATCTTTCAATGTATCAAATGAGAAAGGTATTTATAAATGTTTCGGTTGTGGAAAGTCCGGTGATGTTATTCAGTTTATAATGGACCATCAAAACAAATCTTACTATGAAGCAATCAAATTGCTATCTGAAAAATACAACATTGAACTTGAAACCAACACAAAGAAATATGAACGTCCTGTTCAACGATTAACCAAACTATCAGAAAGCACTATAAAATACTTTGAAACACGTGGAATAAGCAACAACACCCTGTTAAGATTTAATGTCACAGAATCGACTGAATACATGCCGAAAGCACAGGCAGAAGTTCCTGCAATATGTTTCAACTATTATCGTGATGAAGAACTAATCAACATTAAATACAGGGCAAAGAATAAGGATTTCAAACTTGCAAAGAATGCAGAACTAATCTTTTACAATATTGATGCAATTAAGGACCAATCAACCGCCATTATTGTTGAAGGTGAAATTGATGCACTTACCCTTTATGAATGTGGATTCTACAATGTTGTATCTGTTCCAAATGGCGCCGGTAATAACCTGCAGTATCTTGACAACTGTTATAAATACTTTGAGAATAAAACAAAGGTTATCATTGCCACAGACAATGATGATCCAGGTAACAATCTTTGTGAAGAACTTGCAAGAAGAATCGGCAAAGAAAAGTGTTACAAAGTGACTTATCCTGATGGCTGTAAAGATTTCAATGATGTACTTGTAAAGCATAATAAGACCATTGTAAGCAATGTTATTGAACATGCAACGTGCTTTCCTATTGAAGGAATTCACACCATGGAAGAAATGTATGACGATGTTTGCAACTATTATTTGAATGGTTATCCAAAGGGTTATGATACAAAGATTGAAGGTCTTGATGAATTCATTACATTTAGTGGCGGACAAATAACAATGATTACAGGTGTTCCAGGATCAGGTAAGTCTGAATTCTTGGATTACATCATGACTAAGTTGTCAATGAATCACAGATGGAATTGGGGGGTTTGTTCATTTGAGAATCAACCATCTTCATTTCATGTCACAAAACTACAGGAAAAGGTGACAGGCAAAGCATTCCAATTCAGGCAGAATCCTGAACACAGATTGAATGAAGATGAATTCAGAACAAGCATCGGCATAATTGATGAACATTTCAGTTTCATAAACATAAACAAAGTTGATGTTACTGTTGATGGTATCATTGACAAAGCACGTGAACTGGTCCTACGCAAAGGAATTAAAGGTCTTATCATTGATCCATGGAATTACATCGAACACAAAGTTCCGCCAAATCAAACTGAAACACAATACATCAGTGAATCATTGACTAAGTTCAAAGCATTTGCATTGTTGAATGATATTCATATCTTCATTGTAGCACACCCGACAAAGATTGCTAAGAACAAACAAACCAACGAATATGAAGTTCCAACACTTTACAGCATTAGCGGATCAGCGCATTTCTTTAATAAGACAGACAATGGTATCTGTATGCATCGCACATTTAAAGCACCAGGTATTGTGACCTGTTATGTTCAAAAAGTAAGATATTCATGGCTCGGAAAGATAGGCAATGCATCATTTAATTATAATACTTTTACAAGACAATACACACCAATAAATTAAAAAATATGAGTAAAGACACGTTTTATTTCACACATGATTTCAATGCCAGAACAGATGTAAAGATTAAAAAACTGATACAAAAGCACGGTCTTTTAGGGTATGGTTTATACTGGGCAATCATTGAAGATTTATACAATAATGCGAACGCATTGCCAACGGATTACGATGGCATTGCGTTCGATATGCGAACGCATTGCGACATAATTAAGAGTGTAATACATGACTTTGACCTGTTTATAATAGGTAAAAAAACATTCAAATCTTTGAGCATAGAAAAGCGCTTAAATGAAAGAAAAGATAAATCTATAAAAGCCACACAATCAGCGAATAAAAGGTGGAAAAATGCGAACGCATTGCCATCGCAATGCGACCGCATTGCTATAAAGGAAAGGAAAGGAAAGGAAAAGAAAAAGAAAGAGAATGTTTTTTTGCCTTCGGCAGTTTCTGAAAAATCAAATGCAAATAAAGTTCCTATGGTTTTTTAAATAAAAAAAGTTTCTTACATTTGATAAACATCATTTTATCAGTGAAAAACAAAAATGAAATAATCACAACACTTTATCAAAGCAAAGAAGTAAATGATTTCATCAAGAAAATAAAACCAGTTGATCTGCAAGATGATTTGAAACAATATGCTTTTACCGTGCTTTGTGAAAAACCTGATGAATTCATAATTGAACTAAACAACAAAAAACAATTAAAATTTTTCTTGGTGAAGATTATTTCAAATTCAGTATTCAGTAACAGGTCCGGATTCTTAACACAACACAAACTGAATGATGAACTTCATGTTGATGTAATGGAACAGCAGATTGATACAGCAGACAATTACCATGAACTGATTGACAAATGTGTGATTGAAACAAAAAAACTTTATTGGTATAATCAAGAACTTTTGAATCTTTATTCAATTCATGGATCATACAGGGCAGTATCTGAAATCACAAAAATACCGGTGAAATCAATTTACAACGCAATAAAAAAAGGTAAACAACAAATAAAAAAATCATTATGGAAATAATCTATGCAGTTGCACTTTCGTTTGTTTGGATTAACATTCTGCAAATGCCTTACCGATTCAAAGCAAAACTAAATTTTAAACCTTTAAACTGTCACACCTGCTTATCAGGTTGGCTTACTTTGTTCTTAACTGGCTTTCATTGGATTGCAATTCCTTACATGTGCCTGGCAATGATTCTTTCAATCGTTGTTGATGGTGTAATCAGAAAACTTTAATCACATGAAGATAATCGGAATCATAAACCAACGAGCAGGATCATGTTATCACCGTGTCTATACACCGCTGATGAATATGGACCATGATGTTCACATAACAAACAAACTTACAGAAGAACAAATTGAAAAGTTTGGCTGTGATTTGCTTGTTTATAACCGTTATGCAAACTTTAATCAGGCAAAGGAAATTGAAGAACTACGTTTGAAGTATGGTTTCAGAATAGCAATTGACATTGATGATTACTGGCATCTGTCTGAAAACCACATCTTAAAACAACATTGGGACATTGACGGAGTTTCAAACGTAATCATCAACAATATGATTTCTGCAGATATTGTGACCTGCACGAATGAACGACTTGCAGAACAAATCAACACTTACAACAAGAATTGCCATATTTTACCGAATGCCATACCAGGTGGATTTGAGCAATTCAATGTCAATAAACAGAAATCTGATAAGATTCAAATCATGTACCAGGGATCAATAACACACAAAGAAGATTTGGACCTGTTGAAGAATCCTATGAAACGTGTGGCATCAGATTCAAATCTTGTATCAAAAATCAAGACAACATTCGGCGGTTATGTTCATGACCTGCCTGAATCAAATATGATGTTATCTGCATTCACCTGTGGGTTGAAGTTGAATCCATTGGTATTTCCTGCAATGAAACCGACAGAATACTATCAAGTGTACAATCATGCAGATATTTCAATCGTTCCATTGATAGCAAACAAGTTCAATTCCTACAAGTCAAACTTGAAGATTATTGAATCTGCCTATGCAGGTGTTCCAGTGATTGCATCACGTGTTGATCCTTATCTTGACTTTCCTGAAGATTGTGTCATGTATGTGGACAAGCAAACAGAATGGTATCAGCACATCAAACTATTGACTAAATTTGATTATGTCCGTGAATTGTACGGACGGAATCTGATGGATTATTGCGACAGGAAATATAACTTTAAAAAAATTAACGATAAAAGAAAAGCAATTTATGAAAGTTGAACATAGACAATTCTTAGACTTTAACAGGTCGCACCATCACACATTGGTTGTTGCAGGATTTCTTACAAACCTAACAAATGAAACAAGACAAACATTCTTGGACATTATCAGGCAAGAATTCAGTCCTGGATATTTATGTTGCCTGCATTGCAGTGGTGATGTTGCACAAATGATAAAATATATTTATGGGCAATATGATGAACTATTGAAACGTGAAGCAGAAGTACCAATAACAAGACCAGCAACAGCAATATTAATATCAAATACAAATGAAAAAACTACAAAAAAACGAACAAAGAATTCTTAAACTTGCTGATCAACTGGAAAAACAACAGTTGGACAATTCGTATAAGAATGCGAATATTTGCGAGGAAATGCAAATATCGGTTGCAATGTTTCATAGGTTGAAACCAAAAGCACTGCTTGAGTTACAGAAACGTGCCGAATTTAAACGTTCTTTGATAAATGATACCTACACACAGGAAATTGAAATAGGTCTTAGAAATGGCTTAAAATCGGATTTAGAGATAGAACTACAACTTTGCAAGATTGCATTCGGGGAAATTGATGTGATGGAAATAACATCAACACCTGACGGAATGATTGAATTTACCCGAAAACCAACACCAGGTGAAATGATAAATGCCATGAAAGAACTATGGAAAAAACGTGGGACCTACGCACCAGACAAGATTGATGGCATCATTTCCGCTTATAATGTCACACTAAACTTAAACAAATAAAACTATGACAGCAGTAGAATTTCTTGTAAACAGAATAAGTGTTCTTATTCCTGAAGACATAGGTAGCCAACTTATGTTTAAAAGTAATGTTGAGAAAGCAAACAAAATGTTTGAGCAACAGATAAAAGATGCTTTTGATTCAGGTATTGAAAATTATAATGATTGTAAAATATTTGACGGTGAACAATACTACAATGAAACATACAAAACAAACTAAATGAACAACTTTACTGAAACAACATTCAGTCTTGCAAAGGCACTGCATCACATCAACAACGCAAAGGAATACTTCACCGATGTGAAACGTGACTGCAATTCAGGTATAAAGAATCAGTTCACACAGTACATTCAGAAGTGTGACTTCATTATTGATTCCATTACTTGCAAACTAACAGCACAGAACAAACTGGTCCTTAAGAAAGAACTGGCAGATTCATTCTTAATCGAGGGGATCAATGATAAGTTGATGTTGATGAACGAACAGCAGCGCAATGAAGTAGAAACATTAATTGATAACATTTTAAAACGAGATAAGAAATGACACTACAGGAAAAACCATTATTAGAAAAAGCCACATTTAATTTTAGTCAAGAAGCAAATTGCATGAGTGAAAACGATGGTGCTGAATTTTTAGAAATACAATGTCTTTCTGACTTAGGTATCGACAGAACAGATGGAAGATGTTTTTATGTTCTTAAAACAGAAAATTGGAGTATTGACAATCTAGGTGAACTTCAAGAATTATTTGATAGAATACAAAAGGCATTAAAACCTAATAATTAAAAACTAAATACATGAAAGATATTGAAATCAAATCAGTAGAAGTAAAAGAAATTGCTGTTCCTAAGAAAAAGACTTTATATGTTTGTGTATATTGGAATTCTAATGGAATAATGTTTGCAAATTCACCTTCAGAACAAAAAGAATATCAGGAAAATTACGCAATATCAATGAGCAAATATGCTGAACATACAGAGATATACAAATTTGAAATAGACATTCCACAATTAAAACAAAAAATATGAAAGTAGTTAAAAATTTAATCGGCATGGCACTGCTTGTTGGATTTGTCAATCCAGTATTCTTCACAGACAACCAACAATGGTATCAAGGATTCGTCTGCTTACTGGCATCATTCATTGGTTCTGGATTGATATTTGGTTTTGGTGGATACCGAGTTGGACCAAAGAAGATTGGTAATGCTGATGCAACACCACAAATCAACCAAGTCTGGATGATGTTCTTCATCGGTGCTGTTGCAAACTTATTATTCGCCACAATGTATGTATAACCAATTAAAACAAAATAAAATGCGTCATGTAAAAAAAGCATTATTGAAATTTGGAGAAACCGAATTTATCAATATTAAAAATGAAGAAGATGTAAAAGGTGTTGCACCTATTGTATCGTTTACCATTCAATCTGATCCTATTGGTGAAGTAGGCATAAATGGAGTTCAAGCAACAGACATGCTTGAATATGTAAAATGTTTGTTTGAAAGTTTAAATGATGTTTTTCCATGTAGGGAAAATGCTTTGACAATTACAAAGATTGAAGAAGCATTGCATTGGCAAGATGCAAGGACAAAGGATCGTTTAAAAAGAAATGTTGAAGGACAAAACAAATCATAAAATGTGCCGCATTGCATACCGTAAGAACTGCTTTGCGGTCACTTTTATGTGTAATAAAACCGACATTAAAACGGAATTAATCCGATAATGCATGATAAATCAGACATCATGAAAGACAAGATAGTACAACAAGTAGTTGACAAGTTTAATCAAAGAAGTGAACTTGGCATCAAGAAGTATGGAACAACACTTGAACAAAATAATACTGATGACTTCCTTAACCATCTGCAAGAAGAACTGATGGACGCAATTCTTTACATTCAGAAATTAAAGTCAATTGAAATATCAGATACAGTGATTGAAGATGCAGCAATTGATAGTTGGTTTAGTTCACCTTATGACAATTCAGAAGAATACAGACACGGTTGGATTGATGCAATTCAATGGTACAAAAAACAAATTAAATAATATGAAAATACCAGTAGATAAACAATACCATCTTATTGCAGGATTCTGCATCTACTTAATTGCAGCATTATTCATGCCTGCAATCCCGGCAATGATTCCAGTTATAGTAATTGGAACAGGTAAAGAAGTTTGGGATTATGTGAACATGGAAGGCACACCGGACATCAATGATCTACTTTACACCATTTATGGCGCACTACCATTGTTCATTCTTAAATTATTACTTACATGACATACATACACCCGACAGCCATAATAGGTCCAAATGTTATAATTGAAGATGATGTTTACATCGGACCTTATTGCATTATTGGAATGCCTGCAGAATGGAAAGGTAAAGAACATATTGATCTTGGTGTGACAATAGGCAAAGGGACCAGGATCACAGGAATGGTAACAATTGATTCAGGCGCTATCAATAGAACACAGATAGGTGAAAATTGTTACTTGATGAAACATTCACATGTTGGTCATGATGCAATTCTTTCCAACGGTGTGACCTTATCATGCGGTGCAAAAGTTGGCGGTCACACTATTATCGGCAACAATTGCAATATAGGATTAAATGCAGTGATACATCAGAAACAAATCATTGCAGAAGGTTGCATGATTGGAATGGGTGCGGTTATTACAAAGAAATTTGTTACAACACCAAACATGAAATATGTCGGTAATCCTGCAAGATTACTTGGCGAAAACATTATAAAATGAAAATACTGATTAATTGTTTAGTGTATGGCAACAGACCATTGGACATAATACAACACAATTTGAACAATGCAGGAATGATATTTGACACAAAGTTTATTGATGTCGAAGGGATTGCCAACGCAATGAATAAAGGCATTGAAGATTTTGATAAATATGATTACATTGGTTTTTTGGCGAATGATATTATTGAAGCAGATAACTGGCTATTAAATAAAGCATTTGCATTGAACACTTATCCCGATGCAGGAATAGTTGCATCATCACTTGATAATGAAAAGACATCAATTGTTAATGATCACATCATTTCAAATTGGTTGATTGCTACAAGTTTAATCAGTAAGATTGGAAAGTTTAATGAATCATTTTACCCATACGGTCCAATTGATTTGGATTATTGTGAACGTGCGTGGATTGCAGGATTTAAAACTTACTATGTATTAAACTGCTTAGCACAGCATAAAGGAAGTCATGCAACTGGAAATGAATATGGCTGGAATAAAACAGAACTTGTTGGTAAGTATTGGAAGCAATATGAAGATGATAAAATTGCTTATAAAGACGGAACAAAAAACATAAAACTATAACCATGTGGAAAGTTTACTTGTTTGAATTTATTGTGGTTGTCATTGTTTCTGTATTGTGGGCGCACCTAATTGATAAATCAAATAACAATCAAGATGAAACAGATTAACTATACAAGACCATTTCTGTATGAATATCAGAAAGCAATATTAAATTCAAATGCAAGATTCACGGTAACAGAAGCATCAACAAAGGTTGGTAAAACTGCCAGTCATATCATATGGCTATTTGAACAAGCACTTCAACTAAAAGAAAATCAATCTGTTTGGTGGGTTGCACCTGTTTACAGCCAGGCGGAAATTGCATTTAACAGAATGAAAGCACAGGTGACAGACAAGAATTTCTTTAAGGCGAATGAAACTAAGTTGAAACTTACATTGCCAACAGGCGCCATCATTCAATTCAAGTCTGCAGAAAAACCTGATAATCTTTATGGTGATGACGTTTATGCCTGTGTATTTGATGAATTTACCCGGTCACGTGAAGAAGCATGGTTTGCACTTCGTTCAACACTTACCGCCACAAATGGTTGGTGCAAGTTTATCGGTAACGTAAAGGGTAAAAAGAATTGGGGTTATCGAATGGCACAAAGGGCAAAGCAGGGTGAACAAAACTTTGAGCATTTCAAAATAACCGCATACGATGCGGCACGTGAGGGATTGCTCACAATGGACGAAATTGAACAGGCAAAACGTGACTTACCTGAATCAGTGTTCAAAGAATTATACCTGGCAGAAGCAGCAGAAGACGGAAGCAATCCATTCGGGGTTTCATTTATTCAACAGTGTACATATCCGATGTCATCAGGTCCTGCCATCTGTTATGGCATTGACTTGGCAAAGTCATCAGATTACACCTGCATCATTGGTCTTGATAAGAATGGCAGTGTTTGTGACTTTAGAAGATTCCAAAAAGATTGGCGACAAACAACACAGGAAATACTTGCTTTGCCATCAGCACAGATAGCAATTGATTCCACAGGTGTTGGTGATCCAATTGCAGAAGACATTGCACGTGTTAAAGATGTTGAACTATTCAAGTTTACATCACAAAGCA